TCGTGTTCCACCATGAACTTCTTGAAGCTGTCCCAGTCGTTGGTGTAGTACCGGGTCTTCTCCATCAGCGAGACGGTGCCGTGGTCGGTGCGCAGGGACTTGACCCCCGTGCCCCGCATGCGGTCCTTGATCTCGTTCTTGACGGACTGTTGCTGCTCCTTGATCGCCTCGATCTGGGCGTCGAGGTCTTGGATGGCCGAGCGCATCTTCATGTAGATGCGGACCAGCCTGTCTACGGGCAATTCGTCTTCCATGCGTTCTCCTTTTTTGAGTTAGTGTCCAACACTGTACATTGTCAAACTGACTTCGGCAACCCCCTTCCTGAAATTTCTTCTTCGAACAACTTGACCAGCAGGGCGTTGTCGTCCACCTTGCTGGACAGGGCCTTGAACATGCGCTTCTCGACCGGCGACCCCTCGATGTGGATCACGGTGACCTTGTCGGAGGACTGCCCCTTGCGGTCGGCCCGGGCGATGCACTGCACGTACTGCTCCACGCTCATCAGCGGGCCGTAGAAGATCACGGTGTCCGCTGCAGTCAGCGTGATGCCGTGCGCTGTGGCCTGGGGCTGCATGACCAGCACCCTCGGGTTGGGCTGCGTCTGAAAGCGCTTGATGATGTCGCCGCGCTTGGTTGCTGTGACCCCGCCGTGGATCTCCTCGCAGGCCACACCGTTCTTGGTGAGGAAGGCGCTGATGGTGCTGATGGCAGCGCGGAAGAGCGCGAACACGATGACCTTGCGGTCTGTCTGCTCCAGCGCCTCGAGCAGGACGTTCAGCCTTGGCGTGGCATCGAACTCGACCACCTCTTGGTTGTCGGTGTAGGACACCCCGGTGCTGATCTGCAGGAGCTTGTTGAGCACGCCCGCTGCGTTCACGGCAGTGATCGTCTCGCCCGCAGCCATCGCCACCATCTGGTCGCGCAGCAGGTTGTAGTACTTGGCCTGCTGTGGCGTGAGCGGCACCTCACGTGTGGTCGTGAGCACAGGCGGCAGGTCCAGGCACTGCGCCTTGGTGAAGCGTATGGCGGGCTGCAGTGCAGCGAAGACCCGGTCAGCAGCGTCGGGCTTGGGAGCCCACTTGAACATGGTGATCTTCTGCATCACCTGATCGCGCCACGCCGTGTAGAACTTGGGCACGTTGGTCGGGTTGACCAGCCGAGCAAGGCCATACGCATCCACAGGAGACTGCGCAGCAGGCGTGCCCGTCATCATCCACAAATACGTCTCTGGCTTGATGATCGAGTTCAGTGCTTTCCAACGTCTTGTTTGTGGGTTCTTATATGCATTCGCCTCATCAACAATTACGAGGTCGAAACGCCCGTCGTTGTTCACCTCATTGGCAATCAAGTTCAGGCCCTCGTAGTTCGTGATGACGAACTCGTAGTCCTCCTGTATCAACTCGATGCGTCGCGCAGCCTGTGCGTGGTGGGCCACCACTGCGCTCCTGTGAATGACGGAGTTACCCAAGTCCTGCATCCATGCGCTGTGCATGATCGACAGGGGGCACAGGATCAGGCACCGCCTGACCTCACCGCGCTTCATCAGGTAGTCAGCCGCCCACAGGGCGCTGAGGGTCTTGCCCGTCCCGGGTTCTGACAGCACAAACGCACGCCGGTTGAACGTGAGGAACGCTGACGTGTCGCGCTGGTGGTCCATCGGGCGGTAGCGCCCAGGCCACTCATACCTCCCCTGGATGGGAGAGGGGACGTTCTTCACACCCAGGTTGCGCAGCACACGCGTCTCATCAAGACCCCAGTGGACAGCGACTTGGTAGCCACCCTCGATGGGCAGCACCTTGTGCTTGGGGATGATGCTGTAGCGGTGCGGGTGTCTGGTGTTGAAGAGCAGTATGCGGTTGTCGATGATCTCCACTTGCTTTCTCCGTTGTTTTACTTGCCGTTGTCCGCTTGATTCGCTTTGCGGCTTCTGAGGCGTGTGTTCCCGGGGGTGCTCTTGCCACCCTTGCGCAGCGGCTTAACGTGGTCGATGTCCTTGCCTGCGCGGTCCACACCGGCCTTGTCGTAGGCCCTGCGTGCGCGTTGGCGCTCGATCTGATCGGCGGTCTCTCCGGTTGCCTTCTGCAGCTTGTACGCGTGCTTGTAGTCACGCTTGCCGTTGGTCTGAGTCATATCAACTCCTCTTGGTATTAAAGGTACATTCCTTGACGGGGCACCATCCGCACAGCGGGCTCTGTGAGGGGTTCCACACGTCGAACTCGTGCGCTGCCTCAAGCTTGGCAACGCGCTCCCGGTAGTCCCACCACGCAGCCTCTGCGTCTTCGTAGGACATCTTGTGCTTGACCATGCTGCCCTTGACGATGAAGAACAACGCCGAGGACACCGACCGGATGTGGGGGAAGTGAGCGAACACCATCAGGGACATCAGCGTTAGCTGGTCCCTGTCTGGATACTTGTCATTGCCCGTCTTCCAGTCCACCACCCGGGCCGTCAGGTTGTCGTCATCCACGATGAGCAGGTCCGCGATGCCGCGCACCCACCTGTCGTCAGACTTGAAGTCACAGGGTCGCAAGTCCTTGGTCAGCGCCATCTCATGCTCGAACAGCTTCCTCCCGGGCTTGGCAAGGAGAACATCTACGACTGGCTGGAAGATCACGAACTCTGGCGGCAGCGGTGTGCCGTCACGCCCGTAGTCCTCGATGGCCTTGTGAACATCCTTGCCGTAGATGGTGTGCTTGTTGTCCGCGAAAGGAAACCGCTTCAGCACCGTCACTTCGTGATACTGCCGCGCACACTGCTCAAACTTCTTCAGGCCTGAATGGCTCCAAGTGACTGCGTTACCCATTAGATCTCCGCTGTGTTGATGACCTCGTTGAGCCGGTTGGCAAAGCGTGTGACGAACTTCTCGTTGTTCCACAGCCGGTGGTTCATGTCCTGCAAGATGGCGTGAGTGACCTCATGCCAGAAGGTGTCGGACACCTCCTCGGTCTTGAACGACCGGCCCGTCAGGTTGCTGGTGGTGGCGATGGTGACCACGCGCTTGTCGTGGTCCACCTCACCCATGTGCCCCCGGCAGGGCATCGTGTCCACCATGCGCACGGTGAACGTCTTGTTACTGAGCTTGAACTTCTTGGGGGTTTGCAAATGCTTTCTCCTTTTCTTCGAGTAGTGCAAGCGTGGCTTGCAGGATGCGAGTCTCAACACCCAGGTGAGTGGTGAGTTCACGCGCTTGTCCATACTTGCGCTCAAGGCACAGGTCGTGGATTGCTCGGGCCATGCGCTCGATCTCCATGAGCGGCATGGCGTAGTCGGTGATGGTGTTCATCCTTTTGCCAGTCCATAGCGTCTGTTAGCACCGCCGTCTGCAGCCAGGGGAATCCCCGGCATGTAGCTCGGCTGCACGGTCATGCAGGCCAGAAGGTAGTCTTTGGCCTCATCTGCTTCACTCTCCGGCGCGATACACAACGCCTCGTCGTGCACGGTTCCACAGACCGGATACCGCTTTCCTATTCGCAGCATCCCGTCAGTCATCACACAACGCGCCGTGCCCTGCACCACGTTGTTCGTGACCTTGCCCGCGTAGAGCTTGCTTCGCTTGCCGTCCTTGCCGTCAGCGTAGCTCCACTGGACTCGGCCCCTCTCGTCTTGGTCAGGGCGGAGGTCAGGATACCGCACAGACATGCCGCTTGGCAAGACGATTTCGCCCTTGCGGAAGGTCAGGCACTTGTGCGTGTACTCCTTGCCCTTGTACAGGCTCTGCTCGATGAGGATGCCCATCAGTTCCCAGAACGCCACCACCGGCCACGAGGCCGTGCGGTACTTGTCGATGATGGCCTTGGCTGCGAGGCAGTGGATGGCAAGCTCAAGGTCGGTGCAGGTGTGGGGGATCTCCTCCATCTTCTTGATGTTCTCATCCCAGGACAAGAACTTCTGCACGTCAGCGCCGACAACACCAAGCTGCTTCGCCTCTTCCCTTGAGTACCGCTTGGGTGGTGCACCGAGGAACCCAGTAAGCAACTGGGCCGCGAAGCTGGCCCAGCCTAGCTGGTAGCCCGCGCCCAGCAGGGCTGACTTGGCCGACTGCCGCTCCACCGGATGGCTGTCCTTGGTCATGCCTGGGATGTTGAACATCTGCGAACCGAACTGCGCGTAGGGATCACCACCAGCGCGGAAGATGTCGAGCAGCGCGTCGTAGTCCGCCAGCCACGCCAGCACACGCGGCTCGATCTGCGAGAGGTCACCGACCACGATGACATGTCCCTCAGGGGCCATGATCGCCTTACGCAGAAAAGAGCCCCTCTTCAAATTCTGCATGTTGATCGCGCTGCCCTTAGCTGCAGTCCACCGGCCTGTGGCTGCACCGTAGTAGCTCAGGGGCACCGGCAGGTTGCCCCGGTCAGCAATGTCGAGGAAGCGCTGCGCACGCGTGCGTTCGCTGGTGCTCTTGACCTTCAGTCTTGCTTCGCAAAGAAGAGCCACATCCTCATTCTCATGATTGAGTAGCGCCTGAAACAGTGCGTCATTCTTGGCGAGAGCAAGCGTCTCTTCTCCTGTAGTCTTGCTGATCTTCGTTGGTGGCTCAACCCCAAGCGCTTTGAGCGCTTGCGCAAATTGCGGGTTCGAAGCGAGAGTAGCTTCCACCATGCCGAGCTTTGCAAGGAGTCCTTCACGTGCAGTCCTTTCTTCTTCAATCGCCTGCGCCAACATCTCCTTGTCAAGCTGCAGCAGCGGGCGGGTGTACATCTTGAGCGTCATGTCGATGAGCTTCAACTCCTTGGTCGGGTAGCCCTCGATCAAGCGCAGGAAGATCTGCTCACACAGGTACGTGTCGTGCTTGCAGTAGTCGGCAAGCTCTTGCTCGATGTGGAACG